GCCAAGCCGCAGATGCGTTGACGCAAATCGTTGCAGGCGGCCGGATTGCCGCAGATCAATACGCGCTTGTTGCTGAAGCTGCAGCGCGTATGCAGGATGTCACCGGTAAAGCAATGAGCGACACGATTGCCGAATACGCCGAACTGGCGCGTGATCCGGTAAGCGCGATCCTCAAATTCAATGACGCCGAAAACTTCCTTACCGAAACCATCTATTCCCGCATCAAAGCAATGCAGGATGCGGGCGACATCGAAGGTGCGGCAGCACTTGCGACAGAAACGCGAGCGCAAGCGCAGATCGAACGCGCACAGCAAGTCCAAGATAGCCTTGGGTTGGTTTCGGGCGCGTGGTTCAAGATCAAACAGAACACCGGCGAAGCATGGGATGAAGCTGTCAACTATTTCTCCAATCTGGATCGCGACGCCAAGGAAGCTGCTGGAACTTTGAGCCGCATGTGGCAGGCATTCAGGACGCCAGGACCGGCAGGCGCGTTCGCAATGATGGGCGCGACTACAGGCGGACCCACGGCAGAAGACAGGCAAGCTGCACAGCAGCGGCAGACTGCCCGCAGTGAAACCCTGCGGCAGTTGAGCGCGTTGAACGACAGCAACCGTTCGCGCAAGGACCGACAGGAACTTGAAGAAAAGCAAATCGTCAATCTGTACAAGCAGCTTGGCATTTCCAAAGAAGACAAGCGCGTGCAAGATGCGCTTGCGGTGTCACGAGCGCGTTACAACGAGTCGCAGCCAAAAGGCAAGAGCGGCACGAGCCTGGCCAATGCCCAAGCATCCGCATCGCTGCAGGCAATCAAGGATCAGTTGGCGCTTGAGCAGGCTGCAATCCAGAATTCCACGCGCACGCTGCAGGCTGAGTACGGCGCGAAGCTGATTACATCCGCAGATTACTACGCCAAGTCGAAAGAACTGTTGCAGCGTGATACTGCCGCTCAGGAAAAGGCACTGACCGATCAGATCGCGTTCCTGCGTTCGCGTGATGTTACTGGCAAAGATTCCGTCAACACGAGCAAGCAGATCGGCGAAGCGGAAGCCAAGTTGGCCAAGGTACGGGCCGATGGCGCAACGCAACTTGCGGTGCTTGGCATCCAAGAAGATGCGTACAACAAGAAGCGCACGTTCAGTATCAATGCGTATATCCGTGCGCTGGATTTGTCCAACGAAGCCGCACAACGCAGCGTGGATGCAGCAGTCGCCCGTATTGGCATGGGCGACCAAGAAGCAGATCAGCGTGAGCGACTTGCGCGCATCATGGAAGACAGCGCGAACAAGGAGCGTGAACTTGCTGATCAGTTCGCGCAAGACAATGACCAAGATGCTTATGACCGTCGATTGGCGGCATTGCAAGCATTTACCGACAAGCGCATCACCATCGAAGTTTCTGGCTTCGATGCAATCAAGGCCGCACAATCCGATTGGTTGAACGGCCTCAATGCCGGCATGCAGAATTGGTTGGATCAGACCGCCAATATTGCTGGCCAAGTTGCTGCTGTCACCAATCGCAGCATGGATACTGTCGCCGACGCATTTACCGAAGCAGCCAGCACCGGAAAGATGGCGTGGAAAGATATGCTGGTCAGCATTCTCAAGGACGTTGAAAAGTTCTTGGTGAAGAAAGCGATCATGCAGGTAATTACTGCATTTGCTGGCAGCGGCATGAACAGCTTTGGATTCCAAGGTGGTACGGACGCCAGCTTCTTTGCCAAGGGCGAAGTGTTCTCAGGTTCACCGACCCTGAGCGCCCATAGCGGAACCGTTGTGAACACGCCTACGCTGTTCGCCTTTGCCAAGGGCGCGGGAGTCATGGGGGAAGACGGCGCGGAAGGTATCTTCCCGCTCTCACGCGGTCCTGACGGCAAGTTGGGAATCAAAGCCTTGGGTGGCGCTGGCGGTGGCGATGTAATCAGCGTTGGCGTCAATGTCACCGTTAATTCCGATGGCAGTTCCACGACCGAGACTGACGCAAGCAGTAACGCAGGTCTGTTCAAAGAATTCGGCGAACACATGCGTACCATCGCGCAACAGGAAGTCCAAAAGTCAACTCGCCCTGGCGGTCTGCTGTGGCGCGCAGGAGTAAGCACGGGATGACCGACAAATTCACATGGCGGGTAACAACCGATTCCAGTGGCCAAGGCGATTTCTCCACTGCCAAAGCGCAGTTCGGTGACGGCTATTCGCAGGAAGTCGCCAACGGCTTGAACAGCGAAACGCAAAAATGGAACGTCACCTACAGCAACTACGCGCCAAAGGTCCGCGAAGTTCTGGACTTCATTCGCGGACACGTCGGCGTGTCGTTTCTTTGGACGCCGCCGTTTGGCGATGAGGGCTACTACAGGTGCAAGAGTTGGTCGGCAACAGATCAAGGTGGCAACTACGGCGTGCTGACCATGCAATTTGAACAGGTATACGCGCCATGACCGTCGAAGCCGATGTACAAACTCTTGAGCCTGGTCCACTGCTTGAGTTTTTCCAACTCGATGCAACTGGAATCGGCGGCGACATCGTTCGTTTTCACGGACACAACGATGACGTGATTCTGTGGCAAGGTGTCGAATACAATCCGTGGCCGATCAAGGCCGAAGGATTCGCACGCACGTCAGAGCAGCAACCGACGCCGAAACTTACAGTCGGCAATATCGACGGATCGATTTCATTGCTGTGCCTGTCGTTCGATGATTTGGTTGGAGCAGTGCTGACCAGGCGACGCACGTTTGGCAAGTATCTGGACGGTCAACCCGGTGCCGATCCGACCGCAGAATTTCCGCCCGAAGTGTGGTTTGTCGAACGCAAGGCGCTGGAAACGCGCGAAGCCGTGGAATTTGAATTGTCATCGGCGTTGGATTTCAACGGCGTCAAATTGCCGCGTAGGCAGATCATTGCCAATCAATGCAGTTTCGATTATCGCGGACCAGGTTGCGCGTATGTCGGAATTCCGGTGGCCACGGTACTCGATGAACCGACAAGCGATCCCGCGTTGGATCGTTGCGGCAAACGACTTTCGTCATGCAAGCTGCGTATTTGGCCAGGCGATGTCCTGAACTTTGGTGGTTACGCTGCAGCAGCCTTGGTGCGCACATGAAAAGCAGTACAGAACAGGCAATCAGGGACCACGCGATTGAGGAATATCCGCGCGAATGCTGCGGTTTGGTTGTTGTCGTCGACGGCAACGAGCAGTATTTTCCATGTCGCAATATTGCCGAGTCGCCTGAAAAAACATTTGCGCTATCGCCGAAAGACAACATCGCCGCCGAGAACATGGGCGAAGTGATCGGGCTTGCGCATTCGCATCCAAAGATGATGGTTGCTCGCATGAGCGAAGCCGACTTGGTTTCATGCGAGACATCCGGCTTGGTGTGGCATTTGGTTTGCGTGTATGTCGACGATGCCGGCTATGTCGTTACCGGTGAAGAAATGATTTCGTACGAGCCGAATGGGTATGTTGCGCCATTGCTTGGCCGGAAGTTCTCTCATGGCGTGCTGGATTGCTATGCACTGATCCGCGACTATTACAAGCAGGTGTTGCAGATCGAGTTGCCGGATTATGAGCGCCGCGACGATTGGTGGAACAAGGGCGACAATCTGTACATGGACAATTTTGCCAATGCCGGATTTGCGCCGGTGTCCGCACGCGACATACAGATCGGCGACATCATCCTCATGCAAATCCGTTCGCCAGTGGCAAATCATGCCGGCGTGTATATTGGCGATGGGATGATGCTGCATCATTTGACCAACCGACTTAGCAGCCGCGAACTCTACGATGGCTACTTCCAAGAAAACACCAGGATGATTTTGAGGCGGAAGAAATGAACACAGAACTCGATGTGTCGACTGGTCAACTTCGCACCATCCGGTTGTATGGAAAATTGGGCGTGCGCTTTGGTCGCGTGCATCGCATGGCTGTCGACAGCGCCGCAGAAGCGATACGCGCGTTGGGATCGCAGCATCGCGGGTTCGATGCCTACCTGACGCAATCCAAAGACAACGGCATGGGATACGCCGTGTTCTATGGCAAGAACAATTTGTCAGAGCAGGAGTTGCACAACCCGGTTGCTCGTGCAGATGAAATTCGTATCGCGCCGATCATTCTTGGCAACAAGAACGGCGGCATTTTTCAAATCATCCTTGGCGCAGTGTTGGTGGTTGTCGGCGTCGTTGTTACCGGCATGACGTTCGGTGGTGCTGCTGCAATCGGTGGTGCGTTGGTCGGCATGGGCGTATCGATGATCGTTGGCGGAGTGATCCAATTGTTGTCGCCAAGTCCGAAAGGGCGAAGTTCCGAAGATCGTCCAGAGAACAAGCCTGGCTATTCGTTCAATGGGCCGTTGAACACGCAAGCGCAGGGCAACCCGCTTGCCGTACTCTATGGGGAACTGATCGTTGGAAGCGCCGTGCTTTCAGCAGGCATCAATGCCGTCGATCAGGTTTACATCCCAACGTCGACACCTGGCAGCGGATCGGGCGGCGGCGGTGGCGGCGGATCACCGCCTTGGCATATGGAACAATTCTAGGAGTGGCACATGGCGATCCGTGGCGCTGGTGGCGGCAGTGGTAGTAGTGAAACTCCGCGTACACCAATCGAAGCACCTGACAGCCTGCGTAGCATCGCGTATGCGCGCATCCTTGACGGTATCAGCGAGGGTGAAATCTACGGCTATGCCGACCAGGACAAGCCGCTTACATGCGTGTTCCTCAATGAAACGCCGGTAGCCAACGACGACGGCACGCTGAATTTCAAGAACATCCAGATTGACAGCCGTACAGGCACGCAAACGCAATCCTACATAAAGGGATTCGACGGCGTAGAGAACGAAGTCGGTGTTAACGTCGAACTGGAATCCGGTTCACCTTGGACGCGCGCTGTCACGAACTTGTCGTTGTCGGCTGTGCGCATCCTCATGTCGCTGCCGGCATTGAGCGTGCAGAACATCACCACTGGCGATGTGACCGGCTACAGCATCGAATACAAGATCGAGTTGTCTACTGACGGCGGCGCATTCGTTGAAGTGCTGCATACGTCGTTCACTGGCAAAGCGTCGTCGAAGTACGAACGCAGTCATCGAATCGATTTGCCGGATGCAGATATTGGCTGGACAGTTCGCGTTACTCGCATCACTGCTAATTCTTCAGACACCAATATCCAAGATACAACGATGATCGAGTCGTTCACCGAAATGGTGGATGCCAAGTTCCGCATGCCAATGACGGCAGTGAATTCGCTCATCGTCGACGCGGAGCAATTCAACAACATTCCGTCGCGCGCCTTCCACATGAAAGGCCGCTTGATTCGGATTCCAAGCAACTACAATCCTACGACTCGCGTTTACACTGGCGTTTGGGACGGCACGTTCCAAATACAGTATTGCAACAACCCCGCGTGGGTTTTCTACGACATGGCCACCAACAAGCGGTACGGGTTGGGGCATTTGGTCACGGATGCGCAAGTCGACAAGTGGGCGCTGTACAAGATCGCGCAATACTGCGATGAATTGGTGCCGGATGGTTTTGGCGGTTTTGAACCGCGCTTCGTTTCAAACCTTTACCTGCAGTCGCAAAACGAAGCAGCGCGTGTCATGCAGGATATGGCCAGCATGTTCCGTGGCATCGTCTACATCGCGGGCGGTTCGATCACTGCAGTTGGCGATATGCCGGATGATCCCGTGTATACCTACACGCCGGCAAATGTGGTCGAAGGGAAATTTGTTTACTCCGGCAGCAGCAAGAAGGTCCGGCACACGGTTGCGCTGGTGTCGTGGAATGACATGACGGATTTCGGTCGCGCAAAGATCGAATACGTCGAAGACGAAGAAGGAATCGCACGCTACGGTGTCCAGCAAACCGAAGTCATTTCCATCGGTTGCACGTCGCGCGGCCAAGCATTGCGCATGGGGCGTTACATTCTCACAACGGAACGCTACGAAACCGATGCGGTGTCGTTCGGCGTTGGCTTGGATGGAACGATACCTGCGCCTGGCAAGATCATCTTGATTGCCGATCCCTTGCGCGCTGGCCGTCGTACTGGCGGTCGCATCCATTCCGCTACGCTGAATTCCATCACGGTCGATTCGCTTCCAACGATTGCTATTGGCAACAGCTTGACGGTAGTGATGCCGCAGGGCGGCGTGGAAACTCGTTCAGTGTCATCGATTGTCGGCAAGACGATCAATGTCTCTGCGCCGTTTTCGTACATTCCGGTATTTCAGTCGGTATGGTTGGTGGAAACCCCGGAACTGTTCGCACAGACTTTTCGCGTGTTGGGTGTTGTCGAAAAGGATGGCGACGAAATCGGCTACACCATCAGCGCGCTTCAGCATGTCCCTGGCAAATACGCGTTCATCGAAGAAGGTATCAAGATCGATGAGGCTCCGATTGCCAACTTGCCGCCCAAGGTGCCGGCTGCAGTCACAGGTCTGACGATCAGTTCGCGCGAGACTGCCGGCGAAGTCGTTGCATTGACCGTGATGGTTGTCTCATGGATTCCTGTTCACTACGGCGTCAAGTATTACGTTCACTATCGGCGCAGCAATGGACCGTGGACAGTGCTTGGGCAGACAACGGATTCGATCAAGGAACTGCCCAACGCAGTTGCCGGTACGTATCAAGTTCGCGTTTGCGCGGAGAATTCTCTGAAGCAGCGGTCGCCGTGGAAGTACAGCGCGGTCACGCTCATCAATGACCAAAGCAAAAAGCCTGGCTTCGTTCAAGGTCTTGAAGTGGCGATAGCGGACGCGTTGGACACGGCGCAGAACGCGCAAGCTACCGCTGACGGCAATATCGTTTCCTTTTGGGCCGCTTCGCCGCCAGTCATTGGCAGCG